TGGAATATCCATCAGAGGAGCTAGAAATAATTGGGCATTTAGAGATGCTAGAAATGTTGGATATTCCAGAAGATTTTTCCAAGGATGGAATTCGATTTCTCGGGATACTATATAAGGTTGTAATGGTGGGGGATAAGCACCGATAAATACGAACTGATATTTGTTCCTATTATCCACAATGAATTTCAAAATATGGCTGAAGTCATCCTGTTGACCATTGAGGTTCTTCATATCGAAGTGAGCACCTGAACCAGCATAGACGATCCTAGGCTTTTTATAATTCTTATCATAAGATTCGATAATTTGTCGATAATTATATTGATGCCCAATCCACCAATATGGCATAAAGTTTGGAAGTACTGTGATTTTTTGTTGACCCGTTTTTTCAATATAGAGATTCTTCATGTATTCACATGTTACTGTGACTTCATCCACCATATTGATCATGTCTACACAATTTTGACGGATTTCATCAGTATCGAACCCATGTTTGGAGGCATTATAATCAGGAATTTCTTCTCGGAAGACCACATCATCCACTTCATAAATCAATCGGAATCCAAACTCTGGTTGAATTGATTTCAAAAATTGTAGAAATTGTTTTTGGTGGGGAGCAGCTTGTCTTTGTAGAGTAATTGTTTTAATTCCCTGATAAAATGATTTCTCAAGAACCATTTTAGTAAGATCAACTACATCTCCATGACCAGTCATTCTAATGTGATTTGAGAGGAAACCCCTTCTATAGAGGGTACATCCGTCTCCTGAACTCGCCATGAAGTTAATATATCTATTACCCAAATCATTTGTTTTTTTAGCAACTACTGGCTTAAAAATATTTGGGTTTTTAGGGAATGGAGTTACAAATGGTTGAATCAACATGAGTATAATTACGCAAGTGTTTTCAATTGTCAAATCATTTTGATACCACTAATAATGTCATCCCCACTCTACTTTCAGATTCTTCATCTACAAACATATTTGGAAATTCTTTACTGAGAAATTTTTTCACTAACATTTGATATAATTTAAGTCTTCTAATTTCATTATTATCCACTCTAATTATAAACCCTCTCAAATTATCCAGTCTGTTTCCACCCCAAAAACTATCAATTATTGCTTGTTTTAGCGATGAAAATAATTCATGAGAAGATATGCCAACATCCCCAGTTATTTTATGTCTACCCTGTGAATCTTTAAATTGTATTAGTCCTAAATATTCATTTGGTTTAAAATCTTTAAAATATTTTTCATATAATGATGCTAATACTTTAGTTTCGTTTTTCATATTATATGATAATATTCTTTCATCGACAATTGTTTTAGATGTATCATGGGATGAATAATCTATAACCAGATGGAAGGTATTCCCATCTTTTAAAGTTATCAGATATAAATCTTCTGTGCCATCTGCGGTAATTTTATTATCATATATTTTTTCGAAATGTTCTAAAATGACACTTGAAAAAATCCCCATATATCTATGTTCGAAAAATAATTCCCAATCATAAGAATCTATTTCAGATTCTTCTATTTTTAGAAAATCTTTAATATACATATCTTCATATAATAAGGATATTTTCGCTTTATCTTCACCAGATATCATAGTATTATTTAATAATTCTTCTGGTAATTCCATGCTCTTTCTCGATATTAACAGTTTCTCCAGTTATATGTTTGGGGGTTTCTTTTCTATGAGAAATAGCATAACATGACATATTATTATTATCAATTCTCGTCTTTAAAGTACCTATCAATAGGTCAACGCCATGTTCATCCAGACAATTATCCAGTATCTCATCTAAAAATTCCACATTAGATGAAATACCAGATATCTTTTTCTTGATATCCTTAAATGCCCACGCACACGCGATATCTACAGTTCTTCTTTCCCCGCCACTAAAGTTCCAGTAAGAGATATCCTTACCTTTTTCATTAGTGATCTTTTCATCAAAATACTCATCGAACTTACAACGCATGGACATACCCAATTTGGTGATATAATTCTGAATTGAACTGTTCAACATATCGAGAAGTCTCTTGATGATAAAGGATTTTACTCCTTCTTCCCCCAGAATAAATTTACATACTTCCAAATCATCCGAATTTTGTTTGAATCCTAAGTATTTTAATTCTTCTTCCTTCTGTCTTTCCAGAGTATCCTTAATACTTTGATCAATTGATTCCAATGAATTAGATACAGAACTAATATCAATATCAATATTGCCAAGACTTTCCAAATATTGATTTAAAGTATCATCTAAATTAGATTTTTTGGTAATAAAATGAGCATTTTGGGAAATTAATAATTCTAATTGTTCCAATCGGTCTTCTATTTTAACCCTTTTGGAATCCCATGACTTTTTATCAATTTCCAATAACTTGATATCATCATTTAATCCAATAATATCAAGTTCTATTTTCTGTTGTAATTCCCCAATTACCTTAGTATGGGTGTGAGGGATTTCTTGAAGACAGAATGAACATTTCGCCCCCACGTCAATATCATTTATTCTATCCAGTTCTTCAGTCGAGATATTGATGGTTCCCCTCTTAGTTAAAATGGAGGTGGTATTATCCCGTATTTTAATATTGATCTCATCCAAGGCTTGTTTCAACTTACCAATTACAGTATAATATTCAGATGTATCAGTAATAATGATACCGTCTATGTCATTCTGGGTATTTTTAATCCTTTTCTCCAAGTCTTCTTTTCTTTTTCTGAGAACTTCCTCTCGTTCTTCTACTTGTTTTTTCTGGGATTCCAATTGTTTGTTGAGAGTATTCAGACCATTACCAATTTCCTCTTTTTTGGCAAATGATATGGACATTTGAGATTTATTTTCTTTAATATCCTCTTTCAATTCTTTCAACATTTTACCGAATATTTCCAAAGAGAAAATATCCTCAATAAACTTCCTTTTTTCTTCGGGCTTTTTAGCCATGAATGGGATATTATCACTCAGAGATAAAATATCACAACTCTTACAAATAACAGGATTAGAACCAATCAAATCACAGATGTATTTGTTGGTATTTGATATGGAATCCTTGGAAATGTCTTCCTCGGTGTCTCCCAATTTATATAAATGTACCGTGGAAGGCTTTAATTGCCTCACTATTTTATAAGAATTGGTTGCCGTATCAGTCTGGACTGTGAATAGTAATTCGATATGACCAGAACCCTTCGTTACATTGTTGATGCAGAAGTCTTTTTTGATGTCACGGATGGTAGTGCCGAATAATGCGTAATAGTAAGATTCTATAATTGCGGATTTCCCAATTGCGTTTTTCCGTTCTGGGTTATCAATATTGATTCCAGTAATCAAATTTAGACCATTCTGGAAGTCAATCACTACAGCATCATTTCCGATACTAAGGAAGTTCTGAACAGTCAGTTTGGTGTAAGTTATTTTTCTCATTTTGTAGCAATCAATAAAGTAATTCCTTCTTCTATCACATCATCTATGAATATATTAGGAAAATAATTCTTTAAATATCTTTTAACCATTCGTGTATATAATGGTAATCTTGTGTTTTTCTCCTCGTTGGTAATTCTAATCATGAAACCTCTCAAATCTTTTATTCTATCAGAAGCAAAAAAGCTATCTTGAATAGCTTCTCTCAAGGATACGAATAATTCTTGAGCAGAATAACCAACTTCCCCGGTCATGGATGTTCTCTCTCTTTTATCTCTGAATAAAATAACTCCCATATATTCATTTGGCTGTAAATCTTTGAAATAGGTCTTATAATTGTCAACTATATTCATTTTTCCCTTTCTATCAGCATATAATATATTATAATCTACTCTTGTTTTCGTTTTATCTGGAGTATTATAGTTAATATACAACATGAAGGTCAACCCATTTCGTAGAGTTATCTGATAAGAATCCTCATTTCCTTCAATAGTTGGATGTTTGTCATTTATTTTTTGAAAATCTTCCAACAGGAAAGTGGATTTATATCCCATATAATCACTGCTAAAAAATTTATCCCAATCAAAATTATCTATATTGGATTCATCTATTTTAAAATAATCCTCTCTATAAATATCCAGATACAATTCCTCTAATATTTTTTTATCTATTTCTTTCATATAATTCCTTCACAATTTTCGATATCCTTTTTTCTTTTTCGTCCTCCAATTTTAATTGGGTTATATACTCTCCAAATTGTTCTTCCAGATTGATGGAATCAATCTCCACGTCATCCATCGTCTTCTGGGTTGTATTATATTCAGTATTGAGTTGAAATGGATTATGTTTTGAAATGTAAGTCTGAACTTTTTCCACTTGTTTATCCGTCATCTCAATATCGACAATCAACTTTATGATATTGTTTTGAATATCTTCTTTTGTATATGATTTGATTTTGGATACCAGAATTTTTTTAAACTTGGGAGATACGGTATTCTCAGAGAACTCCAAATCACCGTTCTCTATATCCAGTATATAGTAGCCCTTAGCATTGTCAACATCAGCAAAATCCATAGAGAAAGTATTACCCACATAATTGATTTTACCCTCATTATACTTCTTGGTATTGCGGTGATGGAAATGTCCAGAGAATACGGTGTCTGTACGAGAAGCTAAAAAGTCAATTGATGATAATCCATGATCACAAACCTTGTAATTATTCATCTTGAAAGATTGAATCTCGAAATGACCAAAAATATAGTCAAACTTACCATCTGGTAGTTCATTATTCCAAGGAACAAATAGTAATGTTTTACCGAAGGCATCAATTGTTCGGTTTTTGTCAACGATTGTAATCTTTTCGTGACCATTTATCAACCCCAGACTATGTACATCACTTCTGTTTTTATAAAAAGCATCATGATTTCCCACAATCATCAATATATTAAAATCTTTTAAAATGTCTAGTAATTTGGATGCGACATACATAGTCTGTACTGATATCTCAGAACGATTATGGAAGAAATCACCCAAAAATAAAATATCCTTGATTTTTTTATCTTTCAATTCTTGAGCGATCCAAGTAGCCCAATCAATGGCAATTTTATGCCACGTTTCCGAATTACCATAAATTCCCAAATGTAAATCTGAGAAAATAGCTACTTTATTTTTATTGAGTATCATAAATTTTTTGATGCTAATATAAGCCCAACATTTGCCATAGTATATGATAACCACACAAATGACCAAGCATAGTGTCCCTTAAAGAAGAATGATACACTCACCGAAAAATACAATAGGCTGGACACTGAAATTACAATTTGTTCAAAACTCATTCGATATTCTTATTCTATATTTTTCAAACTTTTCAAAATTTCCATAGAACTCATCTAAATCTTTTAGAGATTTTACGTCCTTGACTGAGATATTATCACGGATGTCCCATATGTCAATATGTCTTTTTCCCGCGTTTGACATTACCAGTTTCCGCCAGAATCCCCGCCCATTGAGAGAGTGATGGGAATTACTTAATATGTAATTATATTTTGGGATAATATAATTATTATATACGCTCTGAGCCAATCCGTAATACATGGGTCTATTATATACCGAACACATTTCAATTCCTCCATCATCTCTCAATTCATATGTGGCATATCCATAAATGAAATCATCATTTTTAGGGACAAAATAACAACTCACATCATTTCCTTCTACATTTTCATATAGATATACTGGATGCGTTTCATATAATTGAAACACTAATTTATAATCATCTGGATTATCAAATATATCCTTATATTGTTTTTGAGCAATTGCGGTATCAGAATATTCAGATTCAAACTCCCCAGTATTTCTGGGGGTTTCCAATAATGTTTTGCGGAAAAAGATTTTGAAATTTTTCATTCATAACCACCATCTTCATAATCTGTTTCCAGAAGCGGTCGTACATAAACAGCCCCGTGAGAACTATCATTCATTTCTTCTTCAAATACCATTTGTTTATATTCCTGAAGTCCTTCGTGTTGTTTCTTTTCCTTCTTGATACGATTGGAGAAGGCATTCCATGCAATCTGATTGAAGTAAGAAAATGGATTGAAAGTGGATTCCAATTTAAACTTTTTGGATTCCAGAGCAGAGTACATTTTTACAATCGCATCACCCACCATTTCGTCTTTCCAAGAAGATGTATAGGATAAGAATCTCCAGTTATAACTGAGTCCCTCGGCAATCTTTACGATATTTGTAGCCAATTCATTTGTCATTTTATCATTATCATAATAAAATGACAATTGTTCTCGGAATAATTTGGAGTTTACATAAAAACGCTCCTTAATTTCTTTAGAAGTTTTCACAATTTTTTCTGTTTGGGGGTTACTGTTATATTTCTCATAGTATCGTTAATTCAATTTCTTTCCAAGGTAGGCACTCTTCATCATAAAACTTTTTTCTCTCTGCTAGATGATTCGTAGAGTACTTCATATTATCAGTAATATCGAATAATACAAGCTGTTCTTTATCATCATGTAATCTTAATCCACGCCCAATTGATTGGATAGTTCTGATAAAGCTTTTACCTCCAGATGCAAACATAATATAGGGGAGATTTTTGATATTAATACCTGTGGAGAAAATAGCAGACATTGCTATACACACTATATCATTACAAACTTCCATTCGGGAGATTATCTCTTGTCTTTCAGACACTGGCATTTCCCCATTAATAAAAAATACTTCTTTATTATCCAATATTATATGATCTATCAAGTTAAATCCATGATCCAATCTATTCACTAAAATCAAGACATTTTTATCAAGTTTACTCACCAATTTTTTTATCATCTGATTTCTTCCGATAGAATCTTGAACAAATTGTAATTCTTCCTGATATCCTCTCTTAGGTTTAACTGAATGATTCAATTTTATAATTTTTACCGTGGCATTTGTAAGGAATCCTTCATCTCTTAAAGACTTTGATTTCTTCTCATAAATCACTGGTCCGAAAGTACCAATAATTTTCCACTTATCAATATCTGATTTTGGTAAAGTGCCGGTGAATCCAAACTTATGGGGTGTTTTTATTTTTTGAAGTACCTTTGATAATTGGGAACCGTTTGAACATTTATGTACTTCGTCATTTAGAACTAAATCAACATCTACCAACCATTTGAAATTAGCGAATTGCGAACAAAGATTTTCAGAATTGGCTACGATGACATTTGTATCTTGTGGTTGAGTGCCACCAGTCCAACCAGAATAAGTAAAGGTTACTCCGTATTCTTCAAAGTTTTCCAATAATTGATTTACCAGAGATAATCCGGGAACAATTAATAAACATTTAAATGTGTCAGATATCTGTGTCTTATAATTCTCCAATAGATTTGATTGTAACAAACTCTTACCACCCCCAGTACCCACTATAATCGTCCCACAACCCACACTGAAGGCTTTGGAGAGAGCATCCTCTTGATAATCCCGTAATTCATATTCAAGATTGCCAGAAACGCTCACAGATGGAAATCCAATATTATATCTCTCTTCGAATTCTGGAGTGTATTCAATTTCTGTGATTTGTCGAGATACCAAAAACTTTGAAATCTCAGAGAACATTCCAAAATCAAAAAGACCATTCGTTTGAATGGCGTAATCTCTGTCTGGTATATTCTTGTTTATTTTTTTCAAGTAAAAACTACCAGCCTTTTTCATGGAAAAATGATTACGTATCATACCAAAGGTTGGTTGCGCACAAAGCAACAACCCCTTTCTGGTTTTGGTATCAAAATCAAAAGTAATCACGTTGTCTCCAGTGTTTTTATCGAGATGATATTTTTGATATCCTGTGCTATAAAAGAAATAGCTTTAACTAAATGTTCCAAATATTCAATGATATAATCCATTTCTTGAAGACTATCATTGATCTGTTCCAACTGAGGAGTATCCTCAATTTGATCCAGTGTTTTCTTATTTAAAGAAACTGGAGCATCGCCAATTAACTTTTTAGTGACTTCAAACTTGAGCTGTTTCTTCTGTTTCAATAATTGACCTTTTTTAATTTTAGCTTCAATTAATCGACTTACCCAGAAATGTTTCTCTGCTGGAACTTTCTTGGCTCTTTGTTCTAAATTGAAATCATCAATATTACAGAATTCGATATATTGTTTTTGGTATTGTTCGAGTAATTCCATTTGATTATAGATAAATTATAACACAATTATTTCAATAGTCAAGGATTTTGTTTAAATAATAATATGAGATTAAAATTAGAGGATGAAACTAACTTGGTCAATATCTATGAAAGTATTTTAGTTGAAATGGATGTAGCTAGTGTTGTTGGTGGTAGTACAATATCTAACAATTTAGGTAATATTGATAATTATGCTAAAGGTGATAATCGTATTCCAAAAGTACTAGGTGGAATCCAAACCAGACGAGGAACAATTAAGAGAAAAAAGAAAAGGAAAAAGTCTATAAAATTGGCATGATTTTTGCTTAATATATTAATCATTTGTTATTAACATTAGTTATAACTATGCTAAAATCAATTGTTATAGTTAATTATAATTGATTAAGATTAACTATAACAATAGTTATTAATAGTTATAATTATATATAATAGTATTAAGATAATTATAATATATTATATATACTATTGTTATTACTATTGACTGCCCACCCACTCCTCCCTATACTTATTACTATATTATCAAAACTCAAGTCTAATTTGAAAAATAGTTTAGAATACTGAAAAATACAATAATTATAATAACACCACTTGACAATTACGATAAATTGATATATAATAATATGAGTGATTGGATTGGATTACCAGAAATAATAGATATAGATAAACATTTTGCCATTATTTACAAAATAACTAATACTATAAACAACAAAAAATACATCGGTAAAAAACAATTATTCAGTAAAACTACCAAACCACCATTAAAAGGTAAAAAGAGAAAACGAATAGAATACAGGAAAAGTGATTATGAGAAATATTACGGATCATCAGAAGAATTAAAGAAAGATGTTGCATTATATGGTAAAGAGAATTTTACTAGAGAAGTACTGGAAATAGTATCATGTAAATGGGAAGCAGCATATATAGAATTATACTTCCAAATAAAAGAAGGTGTAATGTTTAGAGATGACTACTACAATGGAATATTAAATATAAGACTTGCCCAAGCCCCGAGGGATTTG